GCGTTCTCAATTACTTTAGATAAAGTATTATAAATATTTTTTAGAGTTACCATTGGCATCTCTTTTCCACCTTGTAATTGAAATGCTTGTAATTGTCTTTCCAAAATACTGTTTAGCATTACAGTTTGTTGTTCTTTAGAACCAGTTCCAAGTCCTACAACAATAGAAATATTAAATTTATCTTTCCATTCTGTAGGTTTAACAGGAACATATTGATTATTTAACATAACGACTCTTTCTTTGTCTTGATATTTAACCATTAGTTCAAATATTTTTCTAAATAAATCTTTCACACCTGTTTCAGCAAATATTCTAGCAATTAATTCTGAACGCATTTGAGTTTGCGTCATCAAAGCATTAACACCAGTTGCAGTTTTTGAATTTAAAGTATCTGCATCTAAACCTTGAGCAGATTTTGTAATCCCAGTTCTAGCTTCTCTAACTGTATCTAAGTAAGATAATAATGGAAATGCTTGTTGTGAAATTGGTTGAGCAGTCATTGGTTGCATCACTTGGTTTGGTGGTTGCTTAGTTCTAACTACACCACCTGGTCTAGTCGTTAAAAGATCATCCATATTTACCATGCCATCCATGATCGCAACTCTGTTATTATTTGTTAAATACATATTGTCTAATAACTGACGCATCACAGTTGATTTCATTAATTGAATATCTTCAACTAATTCAGAAACTGATCTTCCATAAAATCTATGTGGCATTGGGATAGGTGTTACAGTTACAAATGGAATATTATCGCAAGGCATATTTTCTAACACCATAGAACCATCATCACCTGCTGAAACTATTTTTCTAAGTTCTGCAATTCCATCTTCATCATAATCATATTTTACATAAGACTCATAAATTAAAACTTTTGTATTTTGACCTTGAGTATAATTATCTACTGGATATTCATCTACATCCCTTTGTCTAACCATGTCTTCAGTATTATAAATATCATCACTAGATGCAGGAAGTTCATTTACTTCATCTTCATCATAACCCATAGCAACTAGGTCTGATCTTGACATTAAAACTTTATGAGAAACAAAGTCAGCTTCTTCAATTGTTTTAGCATTTCTATCAATTAAAAATTCTTCAGGTGGAACTGATTCAATTTTTATCTTACCTTTTTTTTTGGTTCTTTTAATTTTGCAATTGTATAAAGTAAAGTCTGGTTCTTCAACTTGAGATAAATCTGCTCCTTGATCTTCATATTGTTCTAGTAATGCCTCAAATTGTTCTTTTGCAGTTTCATCTTCCATTTCTTCTTCTTCAAGAAATTCAATTTCATCTTTAGTGTCTTCAAGAGCATCTTTATCTGCTTTAGATAAATTTTGATAAGTTTCAAATTCAACAGACTCAGATTCATCCCAGTATATTTTTAAGAAACCATTTTTTTCAATTAAAGCATCTTTAAAAAAATTATATAATAATTGGAAACCATTATTGTCTTTGTAGAATACATGATTTAAATATGCAGTTGCTTGTTCAGCTAAAGGTACATCTTCGGCAGTTACAGGTTCGCATCTTACTACTTTATCTGATGCTGTAAAAACTCTAAGTAGGTTTGGCAAAATGCTTTCAATGGTATCTGAAACATCAGTTGATACTACCTGACTACGACCATCTATTTCTGTTCCAAGTTTATCACCTAAATAATATTCAAGAGATTTTTTTCTGGACTCAGAAAGATTACCACCTAAATATCCAAGAGCATTTTCTATATGATTGCCAAGTAGGGTTTTTAATTTTAAATCGAATTCTATTTTTTTATTTGCCATATTAAACTATGTAGTTTGTGTTCACATACACTTCTTCATTCCAGTCAGTCATTTTACCACCAACAAAGGTACACCCATATCTAAAAGCGTCTGCTGGATGACTTGCAAAATTATGAATGGGTCTGTTTTTAAAACATTGGTTTTTGTCATCCCATTTTTTTTGATAAGCCTTCAATGCTTCAACTCCTTGATATGTTTTTTCTTTATCAAAATAACATTTAGGTAAAGTTTTTCTAACAGCTTCAATACCATCTTCAATAGATAATTTTGGAGCTATATCAAAAGATATACCTAATTCAAGAGCAGATTCCAACCTTGATTTTCCAAAAGCTCCTAATTCTCTAACTTTTATATCATGTGGAGCTATATGTCTATCATATTTATAAGGTTTAGAGTCTAGCAGGTCAGCATAGAAATCTAGGCCTTCTCCAGATGATTCTTCATAATCAATTACTCTAATCTCATCTCCATGCTTTTGCACAAACCATATTGCGGTTGAATCTTTAAGACCCAAATCCCACCAAGTTTCACAATCTAAATTTGGATCATAAGGTACACTTGTAATCTTATTATTCTTTTGTAGGTCATCAATGATTGCACCATAGTAAGATCCAGTAATTGCAGCTTGAAAAGAACATTCAAATTCCTGGTCGTATAAATCTTCTGACATCATAGCTTTTGCAGAATCTAATTCATCTTGATCTAATATTTTTGTTTCACTAGCTTTAAATACTGAAGTCCACCAATCCTTTTGTGTTTGAGCCTCTTTGTGTAATTTGTAAAAATAATTTTGGCCTTTTGGGGTTCCAATAAATATGCACCATCCTTTTCGGTCTGCCAAAGCAGGTCTGATGATCTCAGGAAATATGGTTGGAGATAAACTTTGTGTTTCATCCATCACACATCCATCTAAGAAAATTCCTCTCAAGGCTTGATCGTTCTCAGCACCTAAAATAGTTATCCTTGCACCATTAGGAAAGTCGCATCTAAGTTCTGATTCATTGAATTTAACAAAAGGAATATTCTTACCAAAGGTTTTTATATAATCCCAAGCAGTTGCTTTACCTTGTTTGAATGTAGGACTAATAAATGCGTATCTTGGATTAGGCTTTGGGTTTGTCAAAGCATCTCTAATCATGTGATTGATACACATTACAGTCTTGCCAGACCTTCTATGTGCAACGATTACATTAAATCGGTGCTTTATCATTTCATTATGCAAAAATTTTTGCAGTTTTCTAGGTGTATATGGAATTACAATTTCAGTCATTTTTAAACAAAACCCCCCTGTTAGTGAATAGTCGTATTTTCAGGGTAATTCAATTGATTAATTCCAAGCTCATCAAGCATGAAATTGCTAAAGTGTTTAGCATGGTGAAGATCGTCAAAGCCATCAAAGTGTATTATCACAGATTCAGTAGATTCTGAAATAACAACTAATGCGTTTATTTTGTTTTTCTTTTTTTTTGGCATAAGAGGAACTCTTTGTTTAGATATATATACCTCCCTTTAATTTTAATCTAGCACAAATCTAAAAATCAGGTGTATCAAGTTTTAAAACCCTACCCTTTTAGAACTAACTTTTAAATTGGTACTGATAGTCATCTATTATTAGAACAACTTATTAATAGAATTTATTTAAATTAATAAACTTATTAAGTGAAAATGGCCTGACTTTATAAAAAAAAATAAATAATGCCTCTATATAAGCTTGATGCAACTATGCGTTTAAATGTTCCAACAATACTAGCCTTGCAAGTGTGTTAACTTTGATTTTATTGAATAAATTTAATTTAATCCTTAGACCATTTAACAATTAATGGTTTATTATCAGCGTTAGAAAGCTGTAATTTTTGGGCATTATCGTTATATTTTGGCAATAACTTTGATGCCTTCCATCTATTTAAATTAGTTATTTCCTTCAATAGATTAGTAATAGCTAGATCGCCTTTACCATTTGCTTTGAATTCATCAACTGTTTTGTTAAGCAAGTCGATATTATTACTTAAAAGATAGTCAATGCCGTCTTCCTTTGCTTCTTCGTATAATTTTCTAATCTTTGGTTTTTTTCTCATTAACTTTCTAAGGCCTTCATAGGATAGGTTCTTATCATCTAGGACAGATTTAACAGACTTACCTAATGCCAGTTGTTCAAATACATCTTCAAGCGTCTTATTATCAAATTTAATTTTGTTCATATTATTTTATATTTAAGTATTGACAAGCTATTGACAATAATATAATTGTTTGTTATGTTTAATTTATACACAAAAAACAACTAAAAAGGAAGGGCAATTATGCAATTACAAACAAATCAAAACAATATCAATAATGATATTGATCAAGTTGAAGCTGAGAAGGTGAGAGCCTTACAATCTCATTTAAACTTAAATAATGATGAAGTTAATGAAATCACCCTTGAAGATGGTGAATTATACCATATTAATGGTAATGAATACAAAGTATTGACTGATGAAGAAGCTGA